TTAGTCACAGTTAGTCACAAATGGGACTTTTATCTTTTCAATCTCTGCCCGGAGTTCTTCCAGGGTTCTGTGACCGTACACAGCGTTCGTGACATCGTTTCCAAACGAATGTCCCAACATCCTCTTCCGGTCGTTCTCCCGGACGCCATATTTTTCGCACAGGGCGGAAAAGGCGTGTCGACAATCATGCGGCGTGTGCTTCGGATCGCCGACTATCCCCAATCGTTCCAGTGTAGGGTAGAACAGGGCGTTTCGGTGTTGCGTCTGGGAATAGATGCAGAGCCTGCCGTTTTGCGTCAGGACCTTGTCCTTTGCAAACTCATATATAGCCGGATGGATTGGAACGATCCTGTCTTTTCCGGCTGCGGTCTTGATGCCGCCCTGGAAATATCTCTCTTCAAGATTGGTCGTAAGCTTCAGGACCTCGCCAATTCTCCATCCAGAGTAGCACATGATCAGAATGAGCTGTACTTCTGGATCATCGGTGTTATTCCAAAGGATTTGCAATTCCTCATCCGAAAAAGGTGTGCCATGTTCCGTATCATCATTTGCGTTAACTTTTACATATAAAGCCTTGTTTTCCGACACAATTTCTGAGTAAATGGCATACTTATACATCTGCTTAAAGAGGGTTAATATAATTGCTTTGCTTTGCTTCTTAAGAGTGCATTTGTCTATTACGTTTTGTAAATCGGGGGCTTTTAAATCTTCAAATGTGCGATTGTGTAATGTTTTACAGTTTGAGTAAGCTGTTTTGTATGATTCCATCGAGCTATAGGACGCTTTTGTTCCGGCTGGAAATTTCCATGCGTAGAATTGTTCATATACCTCTGAGAACGTCAATTTGTGCATTTCCGGGTGTTTTTCCTCTGTGCCCTTAAATGTATTGTAGTCCGACAAAATACGGCTTATAAGGGCATCTGCGTCCGTTGTAGGGGCAATCTCAAGTTCTTTTTCCATACCCGGCTTGTACGTCCCGGCTTTGTAAGCTGTCAGAACGGCGAACCCTTTCAGATAGTCGTCAACGTAGCAGATCGCAGGTGGACGGATTGCTTTTCCTGTTGTGTCAATCGTTGCCGGTGGGTGAACTGCGTAGCAGTTTCTTCGACCCTTGCCGAGGTAGCGGATAGAGCCGAAACTATTTGGCAATTTCGGGTATTTCTTTCTTTTTGCCATGATTTTCCTCCTTGTATAAAAACAGCCCCTGCCGTTAAGCAGGAGCTAGTCTGGTTTACTCAATCTCGTCAATGTCAAAAGAATATCCAAGGACTTCTCCAACATCTGTGCATTTTCCTTTTAATGTTACTTTATCGCCTTTGGTAAGAGATGCTACCTTTGATTTTTGCTCGTCGTTTTTAATATTACACTGTACGCCAATAATCTCAAAGTCGCCATCGGCTGTGAGGCTGATGTATTTTCCAGAGGCATCAATGTTACTGAGATTTCCGGTGATCTCAAGATATTTACCTTTGTATTTATCAGATGCACCCATGGCGTTACTATCAAGATCGGACATCATATCATTAACAGAAACAGTAGTGTACTCGATTGGCGCAGCTTCTTCTTTTTGTTTAGTAGTAGTTTCTTTCTTTTCTGAAGAAGTAGCGGTTGCTGTGCTTTTATCTGATTCCGAATCGCTTTCACCAGCTACAGCTCCGATGATCGCTCCAACAAGGATTATCAGCACAACCCATTTAAGCTTTCCGCCTTTTAATTTCTTTCGGCACTGCGGGCAAACTTTAGCGTCTGCCGGAATCTCTGTTTTACAATATTTGCATTTCTTTGTTTTCTCTTCGCTCATGCTTTATTTCCCTCCAATGACGTAGTTTTCATATTTTTCTCTTATTTTTGCAAGTTCTCTTTGCCTGATCGGGACGATCGCGCCAGATACCATCGTAAAAAATGGCTTACTTCGCTTACCTCGTCCATATTAACTATATAGCTCTGGTGGCAGCGCAAAAATCTTCCGTCAAGACTCTTTTCGATATCATTGAGCTTTCCTCGTTCCTTGTGTGATATTCCGCACGTGCAATGGATCATTATGTATTTGTTCTGGCTTTCGATGTATTCAATATGCCGGAATTCAGCTCTGTGAAAGTAGTCCTTGTTCTTGATAGTAAGCGTTTTTTCACGGATATTTTCAAGCGTCTGCTCAACAACTGAATACATTCTTCCATGCTCAGAGCCTTTAATGATGTAATGAACCGGCAGCACATCAAGTGCATCAAATACATATTCTTTGCGTTCTGTCCAAAAAGTGATATTTCCATAGTATCCGATTTTTCTTAATCTTTTGGCAATCTCTATGCCATTTTCTCCGTTAATGGAGACATCAAGAATTATTATGTCATACCATTCACCATCTGTAACATCGTCGATCAAAGGCTTTCCGCTGGTGTAGGTGGTTAATGTATATCCACCATCACCATGCTCTTTTAGATATCGGTCAATGCTATTTTTGAAAATCTCAATCCGTAAATTATCATCGTCACAAATCGCAATTTTCATGTAAATCATTCCCTTATAAACATTGTTTTCGCCATTTGCAAAAAAGAGTGTTTAAATATGTTATTTTTATTATAGCATCGTTAAATTTAGTTGTAAATAAACGTTTTTAGGTGATTTATGAAATGAAAATAATCAAAAATATACTAATTATAATAGGAGCTGTGCTTTTGCTTAATTACATTGTTTATTTACCAATGTGTGTAGACGATTATATCCGTGAAGAGTCAGAAGTGTATTCTGTCCAAAATGCGTACAGATCTTTTACCCTACATAAAAATAGCGCCCATGAAATAAAGCAGACCATGCTGCCGTTTTTATTCGCCCTGCCACTAAACAGAAAAGACTATATTTTTGATGTTACGAATAATTTCTATGCAATCATAAACATATCGGTGTATATCTGGCAGTTTCCAAGGGCGAACATTAGTGGCATAATAGCAAAAAATGAACGAATGTTCGGTTCTGTTTCCCAAAAACCGGACATATACTGTAATGTAGGTGGTAATTGCAATAGGGAGGGTTATTTATGGATTATAAGAAAGAGATTATTGAGATGGTTGAAAAATGCACGAATAATCATTGGATAGCAGGGTTAAGTCCTGTACCGCTTGAGCAGTCTCCAGCTATGATAAGGCTCATGGAACGGAATATGCTTGCGACTATGGGTGAGTGGAAGAATTTCACACGAACCACCGCAAGTGCCGCTCAGAGGCTCTATATCGAACAATGCGACCTTGCATATAATCATGTAATGACTGGAGCGGTTGGGTATACGCAAGCCATCAAAGAGGCAGTTAATAATGTTGTATCAGATGGTGTCACCGTCACATATCCATCTGGCAGAAAAGACACGATTGAAACCGCAGTTGCGCGTTCTGTCAGAACTGGTGTGGCACAGGCTACGGGAGATATATCCCTAAAACGCATGGAAGAAATGGACTGGGATTTAGTTCTAGTCAGTGCTCACATAGGAGCCAGAACGGGTGACGGCGGCCAGAATCCGGGCAATCACTCATGGTGGCAAGGCAAGATATACTCTCGTTCTGGTAAGAGCAAGAAGTTTCCGCCGTTCTCATTGACCGGATACGGAACAGCAAGCGGACTGTCAGGGGTCAACTGCCGGCATAGCTTTGGGGCAAGTGATGGAGAATTCAACCCCTATGCAGAACTATCAGCACAGGATAAAGCTGATAAAGGTAAACAGTATGAAAAAGAACAGCGACAACGTACTTATGAGCGGAGAATCCGAAAAACGAAGCGCGAAGTCCTCGGAATGCAAGCAGCGGTTGATAACTGCAAGGACGAACAGGCGAAATTCGCACTCCAGCAAGACCTTGACCGGAAGTCTTATCTTTTACAGAAACAAAATGCTGCATACAAAGATTACTGCGAGCAGAACGACCTAAGAGAACTGCAAGACCGCCTTATGATAGCGAAATGGAACCGCCAGAACGCCGCAAAAGCCAGAGGAGCGGCAAAACGATATAAAACAGCAAAGGGGATTGACTGATGGACAGATGGGAATATTTCAATCCTAATCCTATTAAGGGTAAGAGAACCGGAGATTGTGCTGTCCGGGCAATATGTAAAGCAACCGGGTTCGACTGGGAAACGGTATTCGCTGGATTAATGATACAGGCGTGTGCTCTGTCAGATATGCCAAGTGCAAATTATGTCTGGGGAGCGTATCTGTATAAGCATGGATACAGACGCAAGCTGATTGAACAATCAGAGCGATATATCTATACAGTCAACGACTTCTGTACAGACCATCCGACAGGCACATACATTCTCTGCATAGATGGTCATGTGGTGACAGTGCAAGATGGCAAATATTTTGACACATGGGATTCCGGTAATGAGATTCCAGTATATTACTGGGAAAAGGAGTAGCTAAATGAGCATATCAGAATTTGTACAGATTTTCCTCTCTATCTGTGGAGGGGTGTCCATTGTCGGAGGGGCGGCAGCCGTAATCTTTAAGTGGATTACACCGGCGTTCAGACTTAATAAGCGAGTAGAGACACTGGAAGAACATGACAAGCGAGATTATGAAAGTCTTCAGAGAATTGCAGAACGTGACTCATTAATCCTGGAAGTGTTATCGACTATGCTGGATAGCCAAATCAGTGGGAACAATGTCGAGGAGTTAAAAAACAAAACAGAAACTCACGGAGTATCTTGCACAGAATCAGCGTTAATTGCATTAATAAGGGGTATGCTCATGAAATTATATGTGTTCACTAAGAAAGATATAGATAGATTTTTGACAGAGTGTAATTTCACGCCGGACGAAGAAAAGCTATTCCGACTGAGATGCAAGGAATATACGCTCGAATACTGCGCTGAACAGATGAATGTGAGTATATCCACGGCGAAACGATTAAGCCGCCGGGTGAATAATAAAATAATCAAAGTATGCTGATACGATAAAAGCCCCGGAGATTATCCAAGGGCTTTTTTGCAATAAGACTATTAATTTTTTCATCATTATGGTATAATATCGTTGTCGCTTGCAGAGGATGTTCTGTAAGTGGAGTGACCAACAATTCCGGTCGCCGAGGGTTGAAACAATAATTTTAAGTGTAAAGAGCTGGTTTTCGGCTCTTTATTCTTTCGCATTTTTCCCGTCCCCGTAACATTTGTAAAACGCCACTGTAAGCTCCGCCAGTTCCTGCGGCATAAGCTTTTCTTTTAAGCTGTCCGGAATACGGCTGTAGTTTGCTCGGAATGTATCAGAACATCTACCGATACTGCAAGCCTTCTTGACTTGTTCGAGCTTGTACATCGCTCCAAGTTCTTCCATACTGATTTCTCCAGCGTTAACGGATTCCCGTCCTTCTTTTGTTAAAATAGACATTGCCTCTTTCTTATTGATAATTCCGATTCCATTAATTCTCATGATATTTTCCTCCTTTTTATAAAATGCGATATCTCACGATATCTTCAACTTTCTCAGGACTTCCATACCAGTATTTTTCGTCTGGATTCCATTTAAGCCCAAATTCTTTTAAAGTCTTTCTACAATAAAAAGTATTTCCAGAAACGACTCCATCGCCAAGATTAAAAAGAACTTCGCGTCCGTCAAGGCAAGCGTTGAAATATTTGCCAAGTTTTGCAAGCTTGAGATCTTCTTTGGCTTTTTCCCATGCTCTTTTAAGTGCTACAGAAATAGTGCATTTACACTGTCTTACGATACTCCATGCATTCTTCATGATTTCTGATTTGTTATACTTCATAACGCTTACCTCCTAAATAATTTCTTGTTCCTCTTTCTGATATTATAATATCACTCAACGGGTGATATGTCAATACTTTTTTGAGCTGTTTTAAAATTGATTTCCATGCAAGAAAAAATCCTGGAGCTTTACTTTTATTGATAAACATAGTAATCTGCGATATTATAAATTGGGCTATTTTTATTATTCTTCTATTTTTTTAATATCTTCTCTTACAACTCTCTCAAGCAAACTAATAACATACTCTGGAGGATTGCGTTTGCCACCATCCCAGTTTTCGATGCTCCTTTTAGGAATACCGTATTTTTCAGAAAAAGCTTGCTGTGTAAGTCCAGATAACGTTCTGATTTCGTGAAAATCAAGAGGATTTGAAGAAACTTTTTCGGGAAAAACATCCTCCTCTCTCACCTGATAAGAAAAGAATCCCATCGAGGACGGAAGGATCCTGAAATAGAACACCTCATTGCCTTCTTCTGTCCAGGTTTGCTGCAAAAATATTTTTGAGCGCTGTTCATCTAATGCAAACTTTTCATCTGAATCAGAATAAACAGCATAAGAACATAAATTTCCTGTGTCAGTTTTTATTCTTTTCATTTCATCATAGATAAATCTAGTTCTGACATATCTAACTATACTATATACTTGTTCTATTTTAAGATTTGGAAATAAAATTCCAATCTGTTTATATGTCCTGTTCCAAAAACGCATATTATATTTAGCATCTAGTTCTATTGATACATCACTATAACCATTACTACAAACTGACAGAAGATGATACACTGTATCAATTATTTCCTTATCATTGATTGGAGAAATTAATTCTGCATTATCTGGAAAATCAAATGGTAAAAGATTTGACTTCTCCTGATTCTCAAGATCGTGTTTTACCATGTTCAAAAACTCTTCATAATCGTATTTTTTTAACATCTTATTTCCGCTCCATCTTTTCTTCATAATCGCTCAAAGCTTCTTTAAATTTTCTTTCGCAAATATTGTTTTCGCAATCAATATCGCTATTTAATTCAACGTCTAATTCTCTTGGACTGTAAGCGCAATAACGGTTTTCGATAAACCATTTTGCTTCTTTGATCTCGTAAATAGTTTCCATGGCTTTTTTCATGCGCTCCGGCATTTTCTTTCTACCTTTGGATTCATGAAAATTAATGCAACTGTTTCCATACTCGATCATTTTCTTACGGATATCCTCAGCCCAGGCGATCTGCTTTGGACTACCAATCAGTTCCGGTAATTCTTTACACATATTCTTTGCTTCCCTCCATGCTTTCTTGAGACCAGAGGAAATAGACATTCTCATTTTCTTAACTAACTCCCATGCTCTTTTCATTATTACCGCTAAATTATATTTTTTCATGTCCTTTTCCTCCTTAGTTTTCTTATTTCCTCTTTCTGATATTATAATACCACTCAATGAGTGATAAGTCAATACTTTTTTGGTACTTTTTTGAACTTTTTAGATCGATATATCTATGCAAAAATATAATCAGAAAGGTGGTGCATAAGATGGCATTATATAACAATCCTTATCAATATAGTTTTGGCGTTCCGGGGCAGATGAATCAGTTCCAGCAACAGCCTGTCCAGATGCCAGCTCAACCAGTACAGCAAGGGTACATCCTCGAACTTGAGAACGAGCTGATTGATACCGATCAGCTTCAGACAGTGGCGAATATTATCGGCGAACAGATTGCAGGAGCACGATTCCGGAATCTTGAGGGTGATCTGGTGTACAACCCGCTCGTCGAGTTTGGAGACATGGTGTACACTTACGACCGATTAGGGAATAAGTACCTTACTCCTCTGACAGATGTATCAGGTAACGTGGGCGGCCTGACTACAGTTAAGACACAGGCCGATGATCCAATCAGAGGCAGCAGTGACTTTTACGGGAATAGCACGAAAACTATAGTTGCGGCACGTCAGATGGTGCAAAAAGAAAATCCGCAAGAGAAGAGGCTATACAGAGACTAGCTGAAACACTCCGTTCTTCGAGCGGTCTGTATATGACGCAAGAGCCACAGCAGGATGGCAGTATTATATACTACATGCACAATAAGCCGACACGACATGCTGAAGGTGTCGTTGTACTTTGACCAGTCAAAAACCAAACTTGCGGACTACCAGACTTTTTCCGTTGCGGTTGATGTGGCGTCTCTGACACAGGAACAGATAGTCGATATCCTGTCAGATGATGGGAAGTTCAAGGGTCTGTACTACGAAAAAGATGAAAGTGGAAACCAGACACTGTTTATCTCATTCAATGCCATGAAAGGTGGCGTCATCAGTCTTGGCGGCACGAATAATGGAAACGGTCAGTTGAAGATTTACGATGCTGACGGAAATCAGATATCGAGATTAGGATATACCGGATATGTCGTACTTAACAAGAACACCGGAAACCCGATGGTATCTCTTAACACTGCCGGATTGCGATTATATACGGACTACACAGATGCAGACAACTACAATGCACTGATGCTTGGAAAATACGGGCTGTACGCACAGAAAGTCCAAAATAACGTGCCTGAACTTTGGATGGAAGGTGATACGAGCAAAAAATGGGAAGGCTATATTGTTCGCTATCTGAACAACAAAGTCCGAATAAATACAAACTCACTTTTTACGGACGGATGCGAACTTGGAGCAAATTTTTCGACAGATGGAAGTGCAACTATTGGCAAAAGCTTGAGCGTAGGCGGAAACGCAACTGTCGATGGACCCCTTATGTTTTACGACTTGGAAAATCAAGCAAAAACATCCGGCAAAGTCAAAAGACAACCGGTAGCGTCCGTAAGCGCAGATGATTCGCAAGTGGCCTATCTTTTTTCGGGAACAGGCCGTAAGCACGGAGATGCGGCAACATACAGACGTTTAGGAATCCGTGCTAAATGGGGTGGATCTGGCTTTAGCACAGACTATTTATATACAACCTCACAAGTTTCCGACATCCGCTTAAAAGAAAACATCGAAAACAGCGAAACAGACGCCCTCGAAACGGTTAATCGCATGAAAGTTCGTCAATTTGACTGGAAAGAGCGGATGGGCGGATGGCACCAAAACATCGGTTTCGTGGCGGATGAACTGGAAGAAATCGACCCGAACTTGGCTCTGGGCGGCGGATATGACGAAAACGGCGAGATGGATATTAAACAGATTAACAGCCCGTATCTTCTCAACTACGCCATTAAAGCCATACAGGAACTTAGCGCAAAGGTTGACGAGCAAGAAAAACATATCAAAGAGTTAGAAAGGAGATTACAATAATGGGAAAATTTAACGAGTATTCACAGAAAGCAACACCGGCGGACAACGACACACTGATGATTTACGACGCAACATCGAAGGCAAACAAGCTTTCGCCGTTCAGCGGAATCTGGAACTGGATCGTTGAGAAACTGACCAATGCGGTCATCAGCAACTTGCAGACGAACAACAAGACGGTGGTTGGAGCACTTAATGAATTAAATAGTAAAAGCCCTTGTGGAATTGTTCTACAGCACCGGATGCCGTGTTTCGGAAATGGTGATTCTGAAGAAAACTGACATTGACTTTCGGACCAAGGAAGTTCATCTGTTTGGAAAAGGCAGTAAACACCGGATATCGTATATCAACGCCAGAGCCGAAGTTGCTCTGAAGAAATACTGGCTCAGCCGGAAAGGTGATTCCGACAGCGTGATATCCACCGTCCGTCAGCCATATCGGGGCATTACAAAGACGCAAATTGAGCAGATAGTCCGGCAGATTGGCGAACGTTCCGGCATCGGCAGACACTTATACCCGCATCTGATAAGACACACAACAGCGAGCATGGCGCTCGAACGGGGAATGAACGTCACCGACTTACAGAAGATGCTCGGACATGAAAAACTTGACACGACTATGATTTACGCAAAAGTAGCGCAGGAATCTGTACGCTACAGCCACCACAAATATGTTTCATGAAATCATGAAAGGAGTTGATAGAATTGGAATTTAAAGGTATTGACGTATCATCCAACCAAGGGAAACCGGACTGGGCGAAAGTGGCTAAATCCGGTATCAAATTCGCAATCTTGAGAATACACCAAAGGTCCGGCGTTGACAGCTCATTCGAGTACAACTACAAGGGATGCAAGAGCAACGGAATCCTTATCGGTGGATATAAGTACAGCTACGCTTTAACACCGGCACAGGCGATTGACGAGGCGGAAGATGTGATTGCCGCACTAAACGGGCGTGGACTGGACTTCCCGGTGTTCTATGATCTCGAGTGGTCTAATCAGCGAAAACTCGGTAAACAGGCAGTCGAAAACATTGCAGTCGCATTTCTGACTAGGATGAAGAAAGCTGGTTATAAGGTCGGTATCTACTGCAATCTGGACTGGTATAATAACGTTCTGACTGATGCACTCAGGAAGTATGAGTGTTGGATTGCACGATATCCGGCGAATGATAATGGCACTGTCCAGACACGGCTGAAGCCATCGATCGGTGTAGGTTGGCAATATTCCAGTAAGGGAAAAGTATCCGGTATCAGTGGAAATGTTGATATGGATGTGTTCTACAAGGACTATAGAGGAACGACACAGAAAGGAGAAACAGCAATGGTAAAAATCAGTAACTGCGGACATGATGAAAACGGAAGGTATGCAGGTGGGAAAGCAGGAGATCAGACTGGTACAGAATATCGGATTATGAACTGGTACAGCAGACCGTGGCTCTGTGTCCTGAGATTCAATGACGCAAAAATCGCAGCCATGATTGCAGATATGGCGACAAAAGCGGCCCAGAACAATCTCATCGGGTACGATCAGGGTACTGCCGGAAACAGCAATGACCGGTATTCGTTCTGGCAGCACTTAAAGGCAAGTAACTATGATCCGGCGCAGATCACGGTAGCTTGTGAATCCGATTGCAGTGCGAGCACAGCAGCTATCGTCAAGGGGGCTGGGTATCGCTTAAATAACGCAAAACTCAAGGCAGTCAGTATCTATCTGACGACACGGAACATGAGAGCCGCAATGAAGGCTGCTGGTGCGAAAGTACTGACGGATAGTAAGTATCTGACATCTGGTGACTATTTAAAGGCAGGAGATATCCTCCTGAACGATAATCACCACGTGGCTATTGCTGTTACCACCGGTGCAAAAGTAAGTACACCTTCAACTACGCTTACCGGTACCTTCCAGACAAGACTTCCGATTCTGAGAAAGGGCAGTTCCGGTACAGCTGTGGCAATGCTTCAGGCGATGCTGGGAGTGGAAGTTGACAAACAGTTCGGGAATGACACATATAATTCCCTTAAAGTTTTCCAGAAAAATGTTGGCGTAAAGGCAAATGGAACTTGCGGCATTGATACCTGGAAGAAAGTGATTGAGCACATGAAGGCGAATACGAAATAA